CTTTTAAAGATTACGTTACAGATGCTAAGTCTGATCAAGAAGCTGAATACAAAGCTAAGTACGCTTTAGAGCGTCAAAAGATTTACGAGGATCTTGCAAACTCAGGCTGGGATAAAACTCTAGCTGCAGGTGTTGTATCTGCACTAGACCCAGTAGAGATTGCAGCAGTAACAGCAGCAACTTGGGGATGGGGTAACTTAGTTACTGTTCCTAAACGTTTAGCTAAAGCAGCTGAAAACATCGATGATGTCTTATCTTTCCGTGGCAAGATCTACAGAAACTTAGATGACCTTAAGGCAGCTCAGACACCTAGCAAGCAATTTGCAAAAGGTGCAGGTAAATCTATGGCAGCAGTGCTTCCTTTTGAAGCATTCAAGACTGCTTATCTACCTGAATGGGATGAGGGTGATCTAGGGCTAGTATTAGCCACTGCAGGAGCTTTAGGAGGCACAATTGATGCTGTCCCTGCCTACTTCAATAAAGTCAAGAATATGGAGTATTACAGGCGTCGTACGGCACCAGGAATGCCTAAGTTAACTGCTCAGGAAGAAGATATTTTTAAAGACATTATCGGAACGGATGCAGTAGCAAGAACAGTAAAACAGCTTGACACATTCGAGGCTAAATTGGCTGATGAGGGAGATGGATTAAATCTAGAAGCTCTCGATTATAACAAGCCAGGTAAATATCAAGATGATGCTAAACAACTAGGAACATGGAAGTTCTTATCATTAGGACTACGTGAAAAGGTATCAGCCGTAGCTAGAACTATGGCAAGTAAGAATCCATTTACTCGTATTGAGGGTGAAAGACTTGGTCTTAACTCTGCAGGTAAAAGGGATCGCTCAGCAGTACCATTCTCAGCATTGGAATGGCAGGCCTGGGTACAAAATACATCAGTAGGACGTTCTTACTTAGTTTGGCAAAAGAATGCTAAGAAATGGGCTGATCAACAAGGCTCAGGCTATGGGATGAATCCTTTAGCTAACATTCGTAAAGAAATGGAATACATGGAAGCTGTTACAAAAGCAGTTCGCCGTGGCGGCTCAGATGATCCACTCATCCAAGAGGGTGTGAATATGTGGATTCGTGAGCAGCGTGAATTATTAGAAATGGCAAAGAATGCCAATGTTCGTGGTGCTAAGGATGTCGATTGGGACGATCTATACGTACCTCGTATTACAGACAATGCTAAATGGGATGGATTCATTCAAAAATATGGTGAAGACAATCTTATTAAACTTCTTAAAGGTGCAATTAAGTCAGCTCAGAAAGAACTAGATGATGAAATAGCTGAGATGATTGCAACTGGTTATGTCAAAGGTGTTACCAAAAGGGTAATGATTGATTTAACTGAAGGAACCAACATGGCACACATGGGGATCTATGAGGATGGCCTATCGGAGATCCGAGATGGTCTTATGGCTAAATTCAATGATGAGAAAATGGTGGATGACATCATGGCTCAAATTGAAGAGACATTCCCTGATGCTGCTAAGAAAGGTGGAGAGATTTCTCGTATGAGACGTCGTGTTGAACTCGATGAAACTTTCCAAATGAAAATTAACAACGAGATTGTTAGTTTTGAAGACCTTCTTAAGAATGATCTAAAAGATCTACATCAAATGTACACATATCAAATGGGTGGTGCTATTGGCCTAGCCCGTAATGGTATTGAACGTGAAGGTATGGACAGTTATCAGAACATACTTAATAAACGTCGTAATAATGTACAAGGGATGAATGCAGATCAAATCGCAAAGAACAATAAAGAAATTGAATCTCTGCAATTTATGTATGACGGCATCACAGGCCGCCTAGCTCATGGTGATAACTTTTTAGGCATGGGTGAAAGAGGAAAAGTCTGGGCTCGTAGACTTCGTGAATATAACTTCATTAGATCTATGGGAGCCTCAGGTATCCCGACAATGGTAGAAACAATGGCTACCTTATTTGAACACAGTGCTAAGACACTTTGGCAAGGTATTCCTCGTCTTCGTAAGATGATTAAGAAGATGGAGAATGGTGAACTGGATGATGTTTTATTCAGGGAAATGATGCATGCCACAGGTGTAGGTACTGATCTAATCACAGGACGTGTTAGAGCATACTTTGATGACTACGAGACAGATATGATCAAAAGTGGTTATACAAAGTTTGATGCTGCACTAGCTGAAGGACGACAGTTCACAGCTAAGGCATCTGGAATGTTACCTATGACTGCCATGATGCGTAGAGCAGATGGTATGTTTTATGCCTACGATTGGTTTAATGCTGCAATGAAAGGTAAAGCACCTTATGCATCTATTAAGCTAGAACAGCTAGGTATAGATGACACTTCGATGTCTCTAATAATGAAGATGATTAAGAAGCACGCTAAGAAAGACAGCAAAGGTCGCTTAGTAACTCTTAACCTGGATAAATGGAAGAAGTCTGGTAAAGAAGGGAATATTGCTTATACAAAATTCTCACAATCAGCTTCTAGGCATTCAATGCAGTCTATTCAGGAAACCAACATCGGTTCTGTAAATAGGTTCTTAAGATCTGAAATGGGTAAAACTATGGGGCAGTTCTTGTCTTATGTTTTAGCTGCACAAGAGCAACAGTTTCAGCGGCATGCTGCACGTATGATGAATGGTGATATCAAATCAGCAGCTTTAGTACTTAGTACAAGCTCAATGATGTCAACGTTAGCTTATGTAACTGGTGTTTACTACAGATCAACTGGGATGTCTGAACAAAGACGTAAGAAATACCTTAAGGAACGCTTAGCTCCATCGAGATTATTCATGGATGGTGCTGTTGGTTACTTGGGAGCTATGTCTTTCCAGATGACTGCTTTCCAACGTTTCAGAGAATCTAATCTCGTATCTAACCCGACACTCGATCTTTTCCGCTTAGTGCAAGACACATCTGCGGCAATTAAAGATAGCGCGTCTGGAGATAAATCAATGTCAGAAGCAGCCTTTAGGCGAATGATTGGCCTACTACCGTTACCAATGAATTGGTATCCATTAGGGGTAGCAGCAAATTACATCTCAGCAGAGGCAACAAAATAATTAAGGGGCTTAAGTGCCCCTTTTCTTAAGGGGTACAAATGGCTTATTCATATACAGAATATACAGGTGATGGAACTACTCAAACTTTTACAATTCCATTCGCTTATGAGGCTGAATCAGAAGTAGCAGTATTCGTTGCAGGTACGCAACTAGCTAGCTCAGATTTTAGCTTCTTATCTACAAGTACAATTAGTATTAATACTGCTCCAGCGAACAACACTAACGTTCGTGTAGAGAGAAACACAGACTTAACTAACAGAGCTGTGGACTTTGTAGATGGTGCGGTTCTATCTGAAGCAGATTTAGATACCGCGATGATCCAAGTTTTCCATGGAGCTCAAGAGGCTATCGATACAGCTAACGATGCTGTCTCTCTTGATGCCGATGGTACATTCGATGCGCAAAATAGACGTATCAAGAATGTAGCGGATCCTTCAGCTGCTCAAGATGCAGCAACAAAGAATTACATTGAGAATGTTTGGTTGACACCTTCTGATAAGACTCAATTAAACAATCTTAATCTTACAAATTTAAACACAGTTGCAACAGACATCAGCAACGTAAATACAACAGCAACTAATATTACAAATGTAAACACAGTTGCTTCTGATATAACTGATGTAAATACAGTGGCTGGTGATTCAGCAGACATTCAAACTCTTGCCGCAATCTCTACAGATATCACAACTGCTGCTGGTATCTCTTCAGATATCACTACAGTAGCTGCGAAAGCTGCAGCTGTTCAAAAGGTAGCTGACGATCTTAACGAACAAATCTCAGAAGTTGAGACTGTCGCTAATGATCTAAATGAAATCACATCAGAAATTGAGACTGTTGCTAATAGTATTACTAATGTTGATACTGTTGGAACCAATATTGGCAATGTAAATACAGTAGCTGGTATTAGTTCTAATGTAACTTCTGTTGCAGGCAACGCATCAAATATTAATGCAGCTGTATCTAATGCAGCTAATATCAATGCAGCAGTAAGTAATGCAAATAACATTACAGCTGTCGCTAATAACGAAACAAATATAAATGCTGTTAACGCTAACTCAACTAATATCAATACAGTTGCAGGTAACAATACAAACGTTACAACTGTCGCTGGTATTAGCACTAACGTAAGTACAGTAGCTGGGATTTCCTCAGATGTAACTGCGGTAGCTAATATTTCTCAAGACATCCAAGATGTCCAAGATAAATTAACTGAGTTACAGACTGTATCTAACGATCTAAACGAAGCTACATCAGAAATTGAAACAGTAGCAGCAAGTATTGCTAATGTTGATTCAGTTGGTACAAATATTAATAACGTAAATACTGTTGCAGCTAATCTCACAAACGTTAACAATTTTGCAGATCAATACTCTGTAGGAAATACACAACCTTCTAGTCCAACTGATGGTGACCTTTGGTTTGATACCTCAGCTAATGTAATGAAGGTTTACAACGGTTCTGGTTTTATTAACGCAGGATCTGCGGTTAACGGTATTAACAACTCAGTTGAATATACAGCTACTGCTGGTCAGACAACATTCAATGCTACATATGACTCAGGTTTTGTTGAAGTCTATATGAATGGTATTCGTCTAGATGATGCAGATTTCACAGCGACTAATGGATCTACAGTTGTTCTTAATTCAGGGGCTGCTGCAGGAGACACTGTTTATATACAAGCATTTGGAACTTTCGAGTTATTAAATACAGGTATTAATGATCTTACTGATGTAAATACAACAGGTGTCGCTGATGGCCAAGCACTTTTATATAACTCAACAACAAGTAAATTTGAAGCAGCGGATGTAGATGCACTACCTACTCAAACTGGTAACTCAGGTAAGTATTTAACTACTGATGGTACTAATTCTTCTTGGGCAGATGTAGATGCTTTACCTTCTCAAACTGGTAACTCAGGTAAGTATTTAACTACTGATGGATCAACTACATCTTGGGCTAACACGGGCGCAGCCGCTGGAGTGTTCTGGGAAAACGATCAGACCCTGGCTGCTGATTACACAATCACTACTGGTAAGAACGCAGGCACATTTGGTGCGATAACAATTAATAGTGGTGTAACAGTAACAGTACCAACTGGTTCAACTTGGACAATAGTATAGGAATAGATTATGGCAATTACAATTAATGGTTCAGGAACAATAACTGGTGTATCAACAGGTGGTTTACCTGATGGTTCAGTTGATGCAGATACTCTAGCAACCGATTCAGTAACAGCAGCAAAGTTAAAGTCTGATGCTATTAC